TGTTTATGTATTAAATAAACTAGGACAAGTAGAAGATGGTAAACCTGTATATGAATCATTTAATGATGAGGTTCATGTAGCAAAAGGAGATGTAGCTATTGCAGAGGGTGTTCCAATATTTGTAGGTATAGACTTTGGACTTACACCAGCTTGTGTATTTGCACAGCGTATTCGTAGTAGATGGGTAATCATAGATGAATTAGTTGCAGAAGATATGGGTATAGTAAAGTTTTCAGATGTTATGAAAGCACACATGGCAAAGTATTTACCAAGAGATTTTTATATATATGGCGATCCTGCTGGAGATCATAGAGTACAAACAGATGAATCTACACCATTTCAAATATTAAGAGGTAAAGGTATTCATGCAAGACCAGCACCATCTAATGATGTATTAATAAGATTAGAATCAGTTAATGCAGTATTATCAAGAATGGTAGATGGAGAGTCAGGTATCTTACTTGATCCTAAATGTAATAATTTAATTAGAGGTTTTGCTGGTGGTTATCATTATAGACGACTTCAGGTATCAGGAGAACGATATGATGAGAAGCCAAATAAGAATAGATTTTCTCATATTCATGATGCTTTGCAATATTTACTATTAGGAGCAGGAGAGGGAAGAGCATTGACTATTGGAAAGAAATCTAATAAACCTGTAGTTGCGAAGAGGAACTTCAATGTATTTGATGTTAAACCTAAGAGCGTTTACGAAAGGAGAAAATAATTATGTGTGCAGGCCCATTTAAACCAAAAGCACCCCCACCACCTCCACCACCAGTCGAGGAGGAAAGTGTAAGGCAACAAAGAAAAAGATTAAGAAGTCAAGAAATGGCTGAAAAGAAAAAACTGAAAGACCAACAGTTTGAAGAAAGAGTTGCGGCTTTTACAGGTAGAAGAGGTAGAAGATCACTTCTTACAGGAAGAAGAGGCGGAGAAGGTTTTGAAGTTTCAGCTCAGCTTATGTCTAAAAATACTTTAGGGGCATAATGGTAGTTGAAGTAAAACCTCATAGACCTGAAGAATATTCAGAATCAAAAGTAAAAACATTACTTGGTAGATATAATCATGCAAAAGCTATCAAAGATTTGTGGCTACCTACATTTGAAGAATGTTATGAATATGCTTTGCCACAAAGAGAATCTTTCTATACTGAATCTATTGGTAGAAGAAGATCAGATCGTATATTTGATGAAACAGCAGTAGTAGGTGTACAAGAGTTTGCTAGTAGATTACAATCAGGTATTGTACCTAACTATGCAAGATGGGCAGACTTTGTAGCTGGTTCAGAAGTTCCAAAACAAAATCAAAGAGAAGTTAATTTATTATTAGATGAAGTAACTGAGTATGTATTTGAGATATTACAAAACTCAAACTTTTCACAAGAGGTACATGAAACATTTTTAGATTGTGCAGTAGGTACTGGTGTACTCTTAGTAGAAGAGGGAGATGCAATACAGCCAGTTAAATTTAAAGCAATCCCATTACCACAAGTAGTTTTAGATTCAGGGTTTGATGACAAGGTAGATCATATCTATAGAAAAAGAATGATCCGAATGAAAGAATTATTAATAGCTTATCCAAATGGTACTCTATCAGAAAAAATGAAAATGGATATGGAGAAGATGGGCGAAACTGAATGTGAGATTGTAGAAGTTGTTTATAGAGATTATAGCAATACAAAAGAAGAAGAATATATATTTTGTGTTATAGCACCAATGTATGAACATGAAATAACACAACAAACATTTAAAGGTTTAGGTTCTAATCCATATATTATTTATAGATGGTCTAAAGTTGCAGGAGAAGTTTATGGTAGAGGGCCATTACAATTAGCGTTACCTGCAATTAAAACTTCTAACTTAGTTATAGAATTAATTTTAGAAAATGCACAAATGTCTATCTCAGGTATGTATCAAGTAGAAGATGATGGAGTTATAAATGTAGATAACATATCATTAATTCCAGGTACTATTATTCCAAAAGCAATGGGATCATCAGGACTACAACCAATAGCACCAGCAGGTAATTTTAATGTAAGTGATTTAGTATTAAGAGATATGAGAACTAATATTAAAAAAGCATTATATAATGAAATGTTAGGAGTAGCTAATGAGAAAACTCCTATGTCTGCAACAGAAGTAGCAGAAAGAATGGCTGATCTATCAAGACAAATAGGAGCGGCATTTGGTAGATTACAAGCTGAATTAGTTAATCCTGTTTTACAAAGAGTAATATATATTCTTAAGAAACAAGGTAGAATTAAAATACCAGTAGTTAATGGTAGAGAAATAAAAATTAAATCTTCATCTCCATTAGCACAAGCACAACAACAACAAGATGTTGCTACACTAGATAGATTTTTAGGAATGATACAAGCTAGAGTTGGGCCACAATTATTAAATGTATTAGTTAAACAAGATGAAGCGGCAAAATTTGTAGCTAAGAAGTTAGGAGTGCCTGAAGAGTTAATTAGATCGCCTGAAGAAATGCAACAGGCGGCACAACAAATGCAACAAATGATGGCACAGCAACAAGGGGAAAGTCAGGAAGAACCACAGCAGTAATGAAAGTGTCATGCATAATTCTGTACTTGTAATAAGTGATCTTCATATTCCCTATCATCACAAAGATTCTTTTAAATTTTTAAAAGCAATTAAAAAAGAATTTAAACCTGATACTGTAATTAATATAGGCGATCTATTAGACTTCCATGCAATATCAATGCATGAACATAATCCTGATTTGCCAAGTGCAGGACATGAATTAGATATAGCTAGAGAATATGTAAAAGAACTAGAGGGAATATTTCCTGAAGTAACTGAAGTAGATTCTAATCATAGTAGTTTAGTTTATAGAAGAGCATTAAGATTTGGAATGTCAAAACAATTCTTAAAACCATATGGAGATTTTTTAGGAACTCGTAAATGGAAATGGATTGATGATATTACTTTAAAATTAAGTAATGGAAAAAAATGTTTTTTTACACATGGTAGATCAGCAGACATTTTAAAAGTTTCACAGACAATGGGTATGAGTGCAGTACAAGGACACTATCATACAAAGTTTGTTATATCTTATTGGGCTAACCCTGATGATATATTCTTTGGTATGAATGTAGGTTGTTTAATTAATCAAAAGTCAATGGCTTTCTCATATGCTAAAAACTTTAGAACAAGATTTATTATTGGCTGTGGAATAATACTAAATGGAATACCAAGACTTCTTCCAATGGTATTAGATAAAAATGGTAACTGGATAGGAGAAATAGTATGACAGATAAAATAAACCCTGATTATTATCAAAAGGGAGAATGTACTTGTGGTAAAAAATTACAGACATATGACTATGTTAAAAACTTACCATATGCAGATGCTACATCTATTAAATATATTATTCGCCATAGAGATAAAGGTGGATCAACAGACATCAAAAAAGCTATATGGTTTTTAAAAAAGATATTGATAGATGAGTATAAAGAAACCGAGTAAACCTATAGTTGTAGGAGATAAGAAGTATTACAAATATCTTATAGTTTGGGAAGATATTGTTGGAGATAGCACGATTACAGATTACAATGAAACTAATAATATGCATTGTGCTTTAATTAAAACTGAGGCATATATATTTAAAAAGACTAAGAAATATGTACATTCTTTTAGTAGCTATCAAAATGATAATGGCGAAATAGGATTTGGGGATAGAAATATTTACCCTAGAAGTGTAATCAAAAAGATGTTAAGGATATAACAAGAATGAAAGCAGAACAAAAAAATAAAGCCCTTATAGGTTTGGATAACTTTAAAAGAAGTTCTGATGATGAAGAAAAATTAAATAGTGCTTGTACAGCATTGTTTAGTACTGACATTGGATTGTCAGTTCTCCAATACCTAAAATCAATTACCATTGAGTCGGTAGCTGGGCCTGAAATATCTGATAACTCTCTAAGACATTTAGAGGGGCAAAGATATATTGTTGGGTTAATACAGCGTAGAGTCAATAAGGGAAAAAGTCAAAACATAGTAAAGGAGAAAAACAATGAGTGAAGAACAAACACAACCTGTTGAACAGACACAAGAAACTGTACAACAACAACCACAGGAAAATGTTTCACATGAAACGCAAGAAGCAACAACTACTGAACCTAGTCCTAGACCAGAATATATACCTGAAAAGTTTTGGAATACAGATAAAGGCGAAGTTAATATGGAAGAATTTGGTAAGTCTTATACGAACCTTGAAAAGTATGTAGGTGGTAAGAAAGAAGAATTACGAGAACAGATTGTTGATGAACTTCAACAAGAAGCCATAGCAGAAAGACCTGAAAAGGTAGAGGGTTATGAATTACCTAAATTACCTGAGGGAGTAACAGAAGAAATAATAAATGCCAATCCTATGACAGAATGGTGGAAAAACTTTTGTTATGAAAATGCATACGATCAAGAAGTATTCCAAGATGGAGTAAATAAATATGTTGATATGTATGTAGGTAATCAAGTTGATATAGATGCTGAAAAAGAAAAGCTAGGCGAAAATGCTGATGCAAGATTAAATGCAGTTAATAACTGGGCATCTTCACAATTTACACCTGAACAATACGAAGCAATATCTTCAACGCTTGGTCAATCTGTAGATGGTATAGAAGCATTAGAAAAGATGATGAATATGAATAAACAAACTATATCTAATGCACAAAACTTTACACAACCTGAAAGACCTCTAACAGTAGAGGATGTTCGATCTATGATGAAAGATAAAAGATACTTTGATCCTAAAGAAAGAGATGAGTCTTATGTGAGAAAAGTAGATGATGCTTTCGCTAGATTGTATCGTGAATAGACTAATAGTAGAAAAAACTACACCTGAACATTGTTTCGATTTAGCCCCTAGATTAAAGTCAATAGATAGATATGAATTGGCTTTGTGGGGGCTTGATCCTTTACTTGCATTATTGCAACCATTTAGATTTACTAGAAGAAAAAACATACATACTTTCACAATATTAACAGAATCTAAACAAGAAGTAGTCGCTATTTTTGGTGCTGTACCTACTAGAAACAATCATAAAATCGGCACAATTTGGTTCTTAGCATCAGATTTATTAGATAAACACTATGCCTATTTTCTTAAAAGGAATAAGAAATGGCTACAT